GTCGACCTTGGCAGCAACGACCCGTACGTGACTGCTGTTTCGAACCTGCTCTCGCAGCTGGGTGTTCCAGACGCTGTGCTGAACTCCCGCCGTGCAGCGCTTGTTCAAGGTCTGCTTACGCAGAAGCGTTCTGTTCGCGCGTCGACCGTCATGACCGCCATCGGCAAGCTGTCGAACGTGATCACGGCCAACAAGATCCAGACGCCTTCTACCCAGCAGAACAACCAACAAGGTCAGCAGAACCCAGGCCAGAACCAGCAAGGTCAGGCCAATGAGGCTGCATCCCGTTGGAAGTTCCTCTCTGCCCTGAAGGACTAACGTGAAGATCTCCGAGCTTCTCGAAGCGGACATGGCAAAGCTGAAGCAGCATGCTGACGATATGAGGAACCATCCAGTGTTCTCCGATAACGTCAGCAAGCGCGTCCGAGACATGGACCAAGATGAAGCTTACGAGGCATCGCACGAGATCATTCGTCGCATTGCAAAGCAGGCCGGCTACTCGTACGGTGCTGTGTCCTCCTTCTGGCTCGGTGGTGGTCAACCCAACGACGCCTACGCAGAGTACATGGAGAAGCACAACATTCAGTTTGAAAACGGTTGGGCCATGAACAAGGACGCCCTGAACAAGATGGGCATCTCGAAGCAGGACTTCGAGATCCTAGTAAAGGCATCCGAGTAATGTGGCTCCTCAAAGAAATCACCAAGGCTGACGAGCCAGTTGAGAAGGCAGATCCTGCAGAGATCTCAGACGCCCCTGCGCCTGTCGAGCCAGATGGCTGGTCCATCGGCCACCTCGCAAACCATGGCGTGCTGTTGGCCTGCGACGGCTTCCAACTGAAGCTAGACGCAAAGCAGCTCGACAAGTTCTTCGACATTGCCGAGTCTGGGGACATAGGTGAGATTCGCGACCAGTCTGGTAAGATCGTTGGCGTTGAACCAACCTCTGACTCCATTATCCTGACACGTGTCGGTGACCCAGTCTACCCATCTGGTGTCGTGCTCGACCTTGGCACCCTCAAGGACCTTGGCATCGAGCAGGACGAACAGGAACGCCAAGATGCAGAAGACGGTGAGGACGACAACGATCCTGCTCAAGACGCGCCTGACGATCCAGCGGATGATACAATTGACAACAAGGTGGAAGAAGGCGTTCACGTTGCCTACAAGCGATCCGGCAAGAAGATCGTCAAGGGTTTCCGCGTTACCTCTGGCTACCGCAAGGGCCGAGTTGTTACGAACCTCAAGACGGCCTACAAGCCAAAGCCACCTGCTGCAACTCGCATGAAGCTGAGTCGTGCAGCAAAGCGCCACAAGGTCGTCCGCGTGCTGAAGTCTAAGCGCACTCGTCGAATGTCAATCAGCAAGCGCTTGAAGCGCATGAACCAGGGACGATAGGTTCAGAAGAAAAACAACAGATGAAGTTCCCATACCCAGATCTCAGCACAGAGACATACAACAACCAGAGGTGGTACGTTACGCCAACTGGTGCCTATCCATCGATAACCACGATCCTAGGCACCACCGCCCCTCCTGAAAAGGTTGCCTCGCTGCAGAACTGGCGCACGTCCCTTGGTGCTGCCAAGGCCGATGAGGTCTCCAAGAAAGCTACCGACCATGGCACAAACGTCCACCTTTTGGCAGAGCGTTATCTCAAGGGTGAGGAAGTTCTGGCTCCTATCAATGGAAAGCCAGTGCCTCACCTCGACGTTGCTGCCTTCAATGCTCTTCGCCTGAAGCTTGACAAGATCGAGGAAGTCTGGGGCCAGGAGGTCGCTCTCTACTCCACGACAATTGAGGTCGCTGGTCGCTGTGACCTGATCGGCAAGTACAAGGGCCGACCCGTGATCGTCGACTTCAAGACCGCTTCCCGTGTCAAGGGCAAGAAGGACATCGAGGACTACAACCTGCAGCTTGCCTTCTACGCCATTGCCCACAACGAGATGTTCGGGACGGACATCCAGCACGGCGTCATCCTCATGGTCTCTGACCTTGGTTTCCCTCAGGAATTCAACGTCAACCTCCTGGACCACTACGAAGAGCTCGGAAAACGAGTCGATTCCTTCTGGTCCAAAGCGATAAATAGTGTTGCATAATCTCTCGGAGAAGAAATGACAACACAGACCACTGATGAGGACTACGGCGACGTCGTTGCTCTGCCAGCCATCGCCCTTGACACCACTGGTGCCACCTCTGACGCAGCTGTCGAAGTTGCACCAGACCCAGCCGTCTCGACCTCGGTCATGGCGGAAATCAGCAACACCTCCTACGGTGGCTCAGATGACCTGGCGATGTTCGACATCGTCTTCACTGTCAGCTGCTACGGACAAGGTGACAGCAAGACCTTCAAGGTCGTGAAGCGCATCTCCGTTTCCAAGTCGAAGCTGCTTGCCGACGCGACTGGAGCTACCTCCCAAACGGTCGAATCTCAAGAAGATGAGACACCGGAACCAACCGTTGAGACTGGCAAGCCACGCTACAATCTCGAACGCCTCAAGGCCCTCTCCGGTCTCAAGTAAGGAATCCCATGGCCAAGATCATTATCATCGCCCCATCTGACGCAGACGTTGACGACGCAGTCAAGCTCCTCAAGAACGCAGGTAACGACGTTGACGTCGAATCCCCTGACGGCAAGGCGCTTCTCCACATTCTCCTCGGCCTCATGAGCCCGTCTGCCTACGGCTTCGGTGCCGCCTATACCATCGGTCAAGTGAACCCAGGTTCCGACGATGACGAGAGCGGTGACGACGATGACAAGGGCGGCAAGAAGGACAAGGGTGACGATGACACTCCTGCTCCAAAGGACGATGACAAGGGCAGCAAGGACGATGATACGTCCGACGATGATGGCGGTGGCGATGACGCCGGCGGTGGAGACGACTTCAACTTCGAAGCTCTGACCCTCGCTACTACCGTTGACGGTGAGCGTATCCTAGCTGAACGCGTCAAGTCCCCAACCTCTACGCTGCTCGTTCAGGAGCTCAAGACGGGTTCCAAGACCACGTATCAACTGAATGAGAGCATCTTCTCATTCTACCCCACTGACGCCTCGAAGCTTGTTCAGCGCATTGACCTGAAGATCGAAGGTAAGCCTGGCCAGTCTCACGAGATCGCCATCGCGAAGTCTGAAGACGGCAAGGCCAAGATCCTGGTGGGTGACGACCTCGCAGACCTCTACAAGTGAAGATCAGCACAGGTCCTAAGATTCCACTTGACGGTGAAACAGGTGACCGTTGGTTGGACAAAGACTGGAAAGATGGTCCAGTTTGGAGGATCTGTGATCGCTGGGCCGCGGGTTCGCGGGTTTGGTCAATTGAAAAGAAGTCCATAAAGAAGCATACGCATAATGACAAAAAGCCATAGCCCGTTCCATGTAGTCGAGGACTTCCTGTCCCCTGCATTCTGCGAGCACGTGATCAAAGAGTACGGCATCGCCGTTCCATCACTCGATGACAAAGAAAAGCCCATCAAGAATGAGCGCTTCACTGACATTGAGATCCTTGCCACTGTGCAGGACGGCCTGTACGAGCACCTCGCTGACATTCAAGGTCGGTACAAGGGACTCGCCAAGGAGATGGGTGACAAGACACCAATCTTCCGACAGTACTTTGAGAATCCCAAGGACGCAGCCGAACCGCACGGCTGTGAGGCCTTCACCTACTTCCGAAAGAAGTGGATCCAGAGCAAGGACGTTCACCTCGTCGGGTTCATCTGGCTTAAGGACTATGGCAACGGTGTTCCACTTGACCCACGCTTCGAGGTCTACGGTGGCAAGCTCGAGTTTCCAGGCTACGACTTCTCCCTGATCCCGCAGCGCGGCACTCTCGTGCTGTTCCCAGCTGATCCACACTTCATCACAGCCATCTCACCAATCCTGGTCGGCAGCCTTGAGCTGCTGAAGATCAGCATCAAGTTGGAGAATGCGGATGGCACTCACTGGCTCTACCAGCCAGCAAACTTCCCTGGGACTTACCACGATTGGTTTGAATAATGCTCTGGAAACTTTGGCTGCCTGGCGAAAAGGACAAGACAAGCGTCACGATCGAAATGTCTGACGATCCCACGCTCACATTTGAACAGTGGGAAGTGTGGACAGGAACTAACAAGTCGGCGCACGTTGCAGGTCAGCATCACTGGGCTCCACTTACGGTTGCTTCAACTGACGTGAAGGTGCTTCAGGCCTTCATGGAGAAGAACTGCACCGCTCACCCGCTCGTGTGGCTTGAGTCAGAGCCTTTCTCAAAGACGAAGTGGGTGATCGACGACGCAAATGGCGCCGCTACTGGCGCATGGGTCTCTGCTGACTGCTCGAAGATCTTCTTCAGGCACGCTCAGATGAAGGACATTCAGTAAGGCTTCCAGTCCCCTTGGACTGAGTTGCTCCCTACCCATTCGTAGACAGTGTTGACATTGATCAACGAGCCGTCGTACGCCTCACCGTAGTTCACGAACACGAGTGAGCGAATTGGGCCTGTCCGTTCCTGCACGGGAGTGCTAGGAAGGCCATCACCGCCTGTGAGGTAGGTGTCAGTGAATGGCGTCAAAAACTCGGCATCAGACCCATCATCCTGAACGTCTGCGTTGGGGATCTGGGTGACGTCAGCCGCTCCTACACCGGTCGAGCCTGGTGCTGAGTACGCCTTGCGTCCCATCATTTCGATCCACGGATTGTCGGCGTTGATCTTCGTTCGAAGGTCGTCGATGTCCCATCCCGTCTGAGGCGTTCCTCCGGGATCCGGCTGTCCGTCACTTGTCGTTGGCGTCACCGTTTTTGCCACCAAATCGTACGTACGGGTGCGAGCTTGAATCGAAACGGTGTCGGTTGGGTTGATAACCGCAGTGTCCGGGGTGAGTTGAAGCCCTAGCTTGCTCGGAACGTAGAAAAGCTTGGTCCACAGGAACGGCTGCACTGAGACGACTTCGGGCGCTATCTTGCCACTAATGCTATAATACGTGGCGCGCCAGCTGCCGTCAACGTACTCAATGATGTACTCGTCATGCCAGGTCAGCTGCTGATCCAGAGAAAGAACAGTCACGGGTCCCGTCACGTTCTCCTCAAACTTCGTATTGTGGTTCGTGACGACACACTTGCCCGTGAGCTCACCGCCATCAGGCGTCCACTCAAAGACTTCGATCGAGATGTTGTTTCCTGGAGCCCCGACGTCGCGAGCACGGAAGTATGTGCCGCCTGCCCAAAGACGGGCGCGACGGGAGTTGTGTTGCTTGATGTGAGGGTCGCCTCCTACTGCTGGAACGTAGGAGTATGTAGGCATCAATCCACTTGGCATTAGGCCTCGAATGAAACAGTTGCGGCACCTGAGCTTGCCACCCCATCGTGACAGTGCTTGTGGCAGCAGTGGCGTGAAATTTTCGTCTTGCCCTTCAGCGCCACAGGTTGATTGTTTACGAACACAGTGGACGTCCAAGGACCGATGAAGACGGTTGGTGGAAAGCAACCATGGCCTGTCGTGTTCGGCTTTCCCTTGTGCGTGATCGGCATACCGTTGGCGAAGACGTTCGCAGACCCAACCGCTGAGTGGTCTCCACAAGTTACCGAGTCTCCAATTCTGACGACATTACCGCTCATGTTCTTCCTAAGTTGCAGTGTATTTATCGTGTCACCTATGTTAAAATGGGCTCATGCCAACCGTACAGCCACTCTTCGGGGTGAACAGCCAGGTAGAGATCAACGTTGACTCTCTAACCTCGATGGACGCTATCGAGTTCGCAGCACAGGCTGCGTCCGCTGGCCTGTACGTGCGCTTCTTCGCCAAGGACGACAGTCTCTGGGCAATTGTCGTTGGCCCCTTCGATGAACTGACCGATTTCCTGACCACCCTATGAAACTCCTCGAACTGCTCGACGCGCTCCATGCTGTTGCAAACGAGCAAGGCAACATCGACACGTTCCATGACGATGCCGAGTGGGGTATCGGATCGCTGAGCTTCAGACTCGGAAAGATCATCGATCGCCCGAACGGCTCGATGACGTATAAGTCCCTGGTCTCTCAGGAGGACTACGAGTTCGCGCTCGAAACGCTGGCAAACAAGCTGACGGCCGAGGAACTCGGGAAGATGTGGGATGAGTCGCCGGAAGCTGAGCGCTTTATGTCGCGTGAAGAGCTCATCAAGAACAACCTCCAGTTCCAGGCTGAGCAGGCAGATGTAGTGAAGCAGTACGAAGCTGCTCCTTGGTCGGTGGTGTTCTGATGAAACTATGGAAGCAAACCTGGCGGATCGTCA